GATAAAAGAGATTAAGACAAAAGAGTCTAAGAAGAAAGAAGTTAAGAAAAAAGATTCTTTAAAAGAAAAAAAAGACAAAAAAATAGAAAAAGTTATGAAAGAATTTAAGCACGGCGTATTGCATAGTGGCAGCCAACACGGTCCCGAGGTTAGAAAAAAATCTCAGGCTATAGCTATCGCTCTTTCAGAAGCAAAAAAAGTTGGTAAAAAAGTTGTTAAAAAGAAGAAAAAATAAATGACACGTGAAACGGTAGGGAAAATTTCACAGGACTTGTTGCACAACGCAACGGTCCTGGACCATTCTGCCCATGAACAGATGAGTGAACAGTTAAAAGATTATGAAGCTAATGTCATTTCTGCTATTGATGCCGGGAAAAAAAGCTTTGATCACGATTTTTTCTTAGTGGTTCTGACTAAGAAAGAAAGACTTATGCAAAACGTATTAAGAAATTATTTCTTAACCCGATCCAGTTGCCCTACCCCTGACTGGGATCAAGCGGTCTATCATTACAAAAGAAATACTGGAGAACTTGAGTTCCTTTGGGTTGTTCCAAGTAAATTAGTGTGTAAAATGTTTAAAGAACACGCGCTACAAATTGACGAATCTGAGCGTGTTTTAAGAGATTTTGTATTATCCTTTGAAGATGGTACTCTGTTAGCTAAAAGCAAGAGACTTAATGGTGAGCAAGAAAAGTCATTATTTCTTAAGTTAAGTTAATTTTATGCATATAAAGGAGTATTAATGCAAGAAGAATTACAATTAGAACAACAAATACAAGAACAGCCACAAGATCAAGAGCTTGAGCAATCGCCAGAAGCAAACGATGCAGCCGTTGAGCAAGAGAAGAATAATTCACGAGAACGTAACTTCGCTTCGCTTCGCAATGCAAAGGAACTTGCTGAGAAAGAACGTGATGCTTATTATAAAAAACTTCAGGAAATAGAGCAGTCTCAAAAAGCAGCCCGTATCGAACTGGGCGATGATGACCTAGCTGAAGGTAGACATGTTAAAGAACTGAAGAAAGAATTAGAATCATATAAGCTCGAAATGCAGCAAGTTGCGATTGAAACACGTCTTAAAAATAATTTCCCTGATTTTGATTCAGTTGTTAATAAAGACACGATAGCTCAATTGCGTACTGCGTATCCAGAAATAGCAGCTACGTTGAGTGCATCGAATGATCTTTATAATACGGCCGCTTCCGCATATACTATGATAAAGAAATTAGGTATTTATGATAATGCTGCTGATTATAATTCAAACCGTTCTTCATTATTAAAAAATTCACTCAAGCCGCGTCCTTTAACTAGTGTTTCTCCTCAGCAAGCTGATAGTCCTTTGTCTCAGGCTAATGCATTTGCAAATGGTCTGACCAAAGAGTTAAAACAAAAACTTTATCAAGAAATGATTGAAGCGCGCAAAGCGGTATAATTCATTCTTTTAAGTACACGTCTCAGTACCCTGTGTTATCATTTTTTTCAGATTTCATGAATAGCACGGGGTATTTTTTTAAAAATTCTTGTTTTCCAGTCGCATGATACGGTATAGTAAAGCAGATATAAAGTACTTTTGTGCTTTGTGTCGCATGCGTAAAGGGTTTCGCAATCCCTCACTATTCTTTAAGGCTGTATGTAAGTGTTCGCCTACTTATTGACCGTATTTAAGACTCGTCATCTTATCGTTAAAACATTTTTTAACAATTGAAAAAGGAAACTAAGATGGCTATAACAACATCTTCAGAGTTACCTGCTCCAGTTCAGCAAAGCTTTTCATACAAGCTGCTTTCTGTACCGGTGCCAAACTTTATTCATAAGATACCTGCAATGAAGAAGTCGATGCCCCGCAATGGTGGTACAACGCTTCGTATGCGTCGGTACAATCCTTTAAATTCTGCATTAGTACCTTTAGGAAACAGTGGTGTAACTCCTCCCGCTCAGTTGCTTAGCGCGGTCGATATTGATGCTACAATCGATTTCTATGGTACCTATGTACAATTGAATGAACAGGTTACCTTACAAAACCAAGATCCCGTCCTTAATGAAGCTGCAGCTCGACTCGGTGTTTCTCTTCGTCAAACAGAAGATGAGCTTACCCGTAATATGCTTGCATCTACTGCTTCATTTATTAACTGTGTTGGTGGTGTTAATGGTGACAACCCTACTGAAATCACTCGTTCAGATGTTGATGAAGTGGTTCGTACATTGTTGAATAACAATGCATATACCATCATGGATAACATTGAAGGTGAAGATAAGTTTGGTACTGCTCCTGTTCGTGATGCTTATTTTGCATTATGTTCAACTCAGTTGACCGGAAACCTAGATTCAGTTGCTGGATTTATACAGAAAAACCAATATCCATCTCCAATGAACGCTCTTCGTTCAGAATGGGGTGCTATTGGAAACCTTCGTTTCTTAATATCTTCTATTGGTTCAGTATCTCCTAATGCTTCTTCTAATGGTTCAGATGTGTATAACATCTTCTGTGTTGGTATGGAAGCATATGCTTGTATCGAACAAGATGGATACAGCGCAAGCTTTATTTATAGACCGCCAATATATGATGGTCCTCTTGCATTGAACGCTTCAGTTGGGTATAAGTTTGCGGAAGTTCCTAGAATTACCAATGACTTATGGGTTATAAACTTACGTGCTACATTAGCTTAAGGAGATAATATGGCTTATGATACCGTAATCCAACAGGGTAGTTTTACTTCTGATGGAACAACTAAATTATTAAGTATTCGTTCCGATGTTGACTGGATGTATGTATATAACTATACAAACGCTGGTGTTACCGACGACAATTCCGTAGAGTTCTATTGGCAACGAGGCATGGCGCCACTAGCTGGTGTACGTAAATTTAAAAGCGCTGGTGGTAACACGTTAAATGAAACGGTTATGACTACGACTGGATTTACCCTTGTTGATACTTCTACAAATCCATTAACTGCACGCGTTGCAATTACAGCCGGTACTAATATAACTAGACCAGTTTATTCTACCGGAAGTACTGCGGGGCTTGTTGAAGGCAGTGTAGTATTATTAACAAATCTTACTGGACAACAAGATTTATCTGGAATTGAATTCCAAGTAGGTACTATTGTTACAGATACAAGCTTTAAGCTATCTTATGCCCTTGCGAATGCTCCGGGAGCGGCAGCAACTGCTGGTTTCTGGCGCAAAGTTAAGTGGGATCCTATTTTCTATCCACGTAGAAGATTTGTAGCAAACATCTCTCAAGCTGTTGCTGCTGTTGTTACGTGTACGGTAGATCATGGGCTTACTGTTGGACAAAAGGTCCGTATGGTTGTCCCTGCAGTGTACGGAATGGTACAAATGGATGGCCTGCAAGCTACCATTACTGCAGTTACTGCAAATACGTTCACTACGAATATTGATTCTAGTGCATTTACTGCATTTGTATTCCCTTTACCTGCTTCCGTTCCTTTCAGTCCATCACTAGTAGTTCCTTTTGGAGAAGATACTGCGCAAGCACTTTCTTCTGGAGCGAATATACTTGCTGATGCAACTATTAATGAAGCTGTTATTGGTATGTTATTACCCGGTGGAGAAGATGCTCCTGGTGGTGCTGCTGAGAATGTTATGTATTGGAGAGCTGGAAAATCTTTCAGTGTCACTAATGTATAGATAAAACAATAATTGGTCTGTGTAAAAAAGCGCTTCGTTTTACACAGACCAGTCTTAATAAGAGGGAAAAATTAATGCAACAACCAATGGAAATAAAAAAAGACACGTTAAAGAAACCGGCCAAAAGTCATCGATGGAATAGAGATAAAGATCGAGAAATGGTTAAGGGTATGTTCAAATTCTATGAAGTTACTGGTGGTCAATTATCTTTCTCTTTTCGTATGTACAAAGAAGACAAAGTAGAACGATATGACTTGGTTGATGGAGAAATTTATACTATTCCTTTAGGAGTTGCTCGCCATCTTAATAAGAATGGTTGGTATCCAGTACATGCATATGTTATGAATGAACTAGGTGTTCCGGTATCAAGAATGGGACAAAAGAAGAGACGATTTGGATTTCAGTCATTAGAATTCATTGATATCGATGATTTAAGTGAAGACAATGGTAGTGGTATTATAACCGTAGAAAAGATTAGATAAAAGATGAGTGGATTTGCCGTTCGATATCCTATGTTTCAACCGGCCATGCGTTTGATCACTGCTATAAGTAATGCCCCTATAGCTATGGTAACAACCAGTTTTGATCATGATTATCTTGCTCAATTGGTCGTATGGTACAGGCCAATCATTTGGTGGGAATCATACTTGAAGTTCTTACTCCTACTACATTTATGATTTCCATCGATACGTCTTCATTCGATACGTTCAATTACCTTGATCCAGCTCCGTGGTATATTTCTCAATACGCCATAGTTGTTCCGGTCGGTGAGCAAAATTCAACATTATTACAATCAACTAGAAATATTTTGTAAAAAAAGGAGAAGATAATGGCACTTTCAGACTTGGATGCGATACGAAAAAAGGTTCGTAAATTAACGCAATCCCCTTCTGTTTCTCAATTGTCCGTATCTGATCTTGATGATTATATAAATACTTTTATTCGGTATGATTTTCCTGAAATATTGAGAACTTTTAATCTTCATAAGCCGATCATCTTTAGTTTAGAACCTAATGTTGATACCTATACGATTGATTCTGTACTCGGGGATATTAATAACTATATTACGTTTAATCCTCCTGTTTATATTGCTGGCTTTAAAGCAGCATTTTCTCAATCAGAAGAAGAATTTTATAATGTATATCCTTTCAATAGCTCCATACAGGCCACAGCAAATTCTGGAGATGGCTCAACGTTTGTCTTTTCTGGTGTTCTTGCACAAGTTCCCATACTTCCGGGAAAAGTTGCATTTACTGCCATTGGCGCAAACAATAATGGATTGATTTTACAGGATAGTGGTACCCCTACAGGGATACTTACGGGTGATGGTGTAGGAACGATCAACTATGTAACGGGCGTTTATTCGTTAACTTTTAATAGTGCTCCAATTGGAGTTATAAACTCACAAACGGTACCGTACTCTGCTGGTCGTCCTACATCGATGCTCTTCTTTCAAAATAGTTT